TTTTACTATTAGTAATTGTACCTATATTAGTAATATCAGTATATCTAATGGGAGGTGTATGTATCGTATTCTTTAGTATAATTAGAACAATCAAAAAAACCATAAAAAAATGCAAAAACCAAATCTCTCCCAAAGCTTATTAAAAGCTTATGTGGATTACTACGATGAAAATGTAAGAGGCTGTGGATTAAAAATCCGTAAGCAGTACTTTGAAAAACTACCAACTCCTTCTAGTGAAGCTGCTAAACTCGGAATTTATTTTGAGTATAAAGCTACAGACTATGTGAGAGAAGGAGACCCAATACCACAACCTAAAATGGTATATGCAGGTACTTCTAAGGAGAAATATGCTGTGGACTACGAAAGGGCGGCAGAGTCAGCAGATTTATTTAAAGAGATAGTCAAAAAGCATGATATTGAAATATTAAAGATTGGAGAATATATGTCTCATGATGGATGTAGTGGAATATCTGACATCAGGGCAAAATGGAAAGGCGAAGAGTGTATTATTGATTTAAAATATAGTGCTTTAATAGATGACAAATGGAATGAATATGGATGGCATACAGAAAGTTTAATATACAAGTCAAAGCAGTTATTGCAGCCAATTCATTATAAGTACTTGATTAACAAAATAATGGGTATTGAGGATATACCTTTTTACTATTTTATATTTTCTTCAAAAGACCCTAAGAAGGCTAAGATTATTAAAACTAATATTCAGCCTGAGCATTTACAATTACATGAAGATGTTTTTGTTCCTAAGATGAAAAATTATATAGATTTTCACTATAACAACCCTGAAAAACTAGAAGCTAGACCAAATTATATTAGGTGCTTAGAATGTCCATTTTATGATAGTTGTGATAAAAAAACTGATGTACCTTTAATAGAACAAATAGATTATTAAAATGTATGATTTAATCAAAACTATTGCAGCTTTATTTTGCTTTATAATGGCTTTTGTTATAATATTAATAGTAGTTAAATCGGAAGAAAAAAATGAAAAGCATAATTAAAAAAGAAACTCAATACGGAGAGATTTGTTATGAGTTTGATGTAACTTATCAAGAAGAAACTAATGTAGAAGAAGGCCATGGGTTTCATACCTTTTACGATTCTGAAGAAGTAAGTAGAGTAATTACAAGTGTTGTGATAGTTTTAGATAATGGAGAAAAAATAGACATAACTTATAAACTAAATAAAGAAGAGCTAAAACTTATTATAGAATCCTATGTATCGGTATAAATGTTACCTATGCGGCCAAATTATACATCTTTCCTATAATCAAGGATGGGTAAAATATTGGTGCGAAGTAAAACAGAGATACACTAAAATTTATAGAACAAAATAACCACAAAATGATAGTACAAACAATCCATGAAATATTAAATCCTTTTGATGTAGAAACACCATTAGGATATGGAGTAGCAATCTTTATGATTGGCGGGTCAATTCACTCTAATCCTCAATTCATAATTAGATTATATGATACAGGAGATATTAGAACTATAGACCAAAACGATGTCAAGATATATGGTAATCCCACTACAGGAGAACCCTTAATACCCACTAATAAGCAATTTATAAAAGGTTTAAAAAATCACTTTGGACCTAAAAAAACTAATTTATCAAAATCAAAACCATAAAAATGAAAGAAAAACTACAACAAACTGACATTTTCTCAATTGACAACACAGAAGATGTTGCACCAAAGCCACAAAATGAATTTGTATTAACAACACCTGTTACTCAGGGCGAAATGGAACTAAGAGCAAAGAACAGAGCACGAAAAGATGAAGATGTTCCAAAATTGAACGAACCACAGCCTCAAGCTCCTGCTCCACCTCCTGCAAAACCTTTAACAGCTATTCAGCTATTTAATAATAGTCTTGAGGCTTACAAAAAGCAGGTATTACCAAACTTGTTATCAAAGCATAACATAGAACCTGCTCAATTCGTTCAAATAGTCGTTTCTGAGCTCAAAAAGAACCCAAAGCTAATAGATGCGTTCAAAGAAAATCCTAGCTCCTTATTTGCCTCTATTTTAGCAGGAGCAGAGATTGGGTTAATTCCAAGTGATATGCTAGGGGAGTTTTATTTAATTCCACGCAGAATTGATGGCAAACAAACTGTAACACCATTAATCGGGTATAAAGGACTTGTAAGCATCCTTTTAAGGTCAGGGGAGATAACTAAGATACATACAGAGTGTGTATTCGAAGGGGACCATTTTGAGGCGATTTACGGCCTTGAGCAGAATATTATACATAAACCCAACTTCGATACAGAAAGGTCTGCTAATACGCTTAAATTCGTCTATGCGGTGGCTAAATTAAAGAATGGGGACTATCAGTTCCAAGTATTGTCAAAAGGGGAGATTTTAAAGATTAAGGCCCTTTCTCGATATGACAATGATTTATATTTCAATGACAAAAAAGACCCTCAAATGTGGATGGTCAGAAAGACTGCATTGATTCAGTTATCTAAAATGCTTCCAAAGGACTTCTATGGCAAAAAAGCAGTAGAAATGGATGGCCAACTTGAAGGAGGTGCCATTCTAAGCTTAGATGAAGACAATAACATTAAAATTATTGATGGGAAGAAAGTTACTTCATTGAAACAAGCTTCTGTAATTAATACAATAAATTCTCTACCTGAAATACCTGAGTAGGGACATACTTACTTACTAACTCCAAGGGGAAATCTTCAACATGTTGTCTTAAAAAATGATAATATGGTTTGTAGGTTTCCCTTAATTTTTCCTCAGATAATTTTTCTAAAGGTCTAGTAGCATAATCTTTTGATGCCTCTTTATGATTTTCAAAGTTATTTGGGCTACCTATTGCACCACTTTGTTTATGACCTGCTATTTCATGAGGGTCGGACCAATTAAAACAATAAGAAGGTACATAATACTTATTATGCTCATCTAAATGCTTTTCATCTCTTAACTTAGTATACCAACTAAGTCCCTCATATCCTGTAATATCACTTCTAAACCCAATTTCTCTAATTCTATCCATTTTTACAATAACTGATGCCTCAAGTGTATTCATACACATTTGAACTTTATTTGGTGTTGCAAAAAAGCTTTGCTGAGGTTTCCAAGCATCTTTCCCATTAGCTTCAATACCATCTACAGCTTGTTGCATGTGCCATGGTAAGTAAATGTCGTCATCATCTGCTAACATGAAATAATCTCCTGTGGCGTGAGTTACAGCATCTCTGCATATCTGTCCTCTGTTTTCATACGGAGTATTTGTCTCATAGTTTATACCATTATTTACAATGATAATTGAGCTGTCCTCAAATCCCAAAGTATAAGGGTATTCCTCATCTGTATTAAAAATGATTAATTCCTTATTAGGATAGGTTTGTGCATGAAATTGTGCTACAATTCTTTCTACACATGTAAATCTGCGGTATGATGTACATACAAAACTTAATTTTTTCATTTTATCCATTTTTTATATGCTTCTTGATATATTTTTTCATTTTATCCATTTTTTATATGCTTCTTGATATATTTCGGTTCTTTTAATTTTACCATGCCACAAATCACTTACAAAATCTTCATCTTGTAATACTAATAGGTCTTTTGACATTACATAGTTCTTATTATTCCTATCATAAAATAAGAATAAAGTGTCAATAACACCTGAAGTGTATGGTATGCTTAGAATTTTATCGTAAAAACATTCATTTATTGCATAAGCATGTGTACCATAAAGTCCTGTGGTACATTTAGCAAGATTATTAGAAATAGAATAACATTCAGCATTAGGCTCTCCACCCATATAGAACATATCCCATTCTGTATTTTTTAAATCCTGAATACATTCTTTCATTTTTTGAATGAAATTTGGTTCAAATATGCAATCATCTTCGAATATCAAACAATTCTTCCACCCTCTTTTTTTAGCTTCTTTAATCATCTCAAAATGAGAATAAGTGCATGATATTTTAATGTGCCAATCTTTATTTTGTAACGGATTTGGGACATCTCCTTCGCCTAGCTGTATAGCAGGAAATCTTTCTACTTCAAGGCCAATTTGTGAGCTTCTCATTTCAAAGGCCTCTTTTCTTTCTGTACGCTTATCTAAATTCAAATAGAAAGCTCCTTCAAAGTAATCTAATATCATATTATCGTTTTAATAATGCTTGTGAATCCATAAAATATACTAATTCAAATCCATTATCTAAAAGATAAGGTATTGACAACTTTCCTTTACCATCCCAATTTTGAGCAAATACATCATCAATTAAAACAAAACAATGTTGGTTTAATTTATCCCATGCAGCTTTCAATTCATTTAAAGAATGATTATGACAAGCTTTTATATTTTCTTCATCTCCGCAATAATCAAAAGAATCTAAAAATAATAAATCTATTTTTTTGTCAAATTCTTGTAAATAATGTATTGAATCATCTAAAAAATATTTAACATGCTCACTTTCAGGTACAATTTTTTTTGATTGATTTATATGGTCTTTATTTATATCTACCACATATACTATTGAACCACTTTTTTTACAATAATATTCCCAATTAAGTGTACTCCATCCATCTCCAAATTTACTTTCTTCTGTTACATTTCTTATACACCCTGTTTCAACGATGATAATTGGGGAATCATATTCTTGTTCCAAAATACTTATTACTTTTAAAAAAGAGCTATTTCTTCCTGTTTCTATTTTCATGTTAATAGTTTGTGAAATAACCATAATGGTCATCTCCGATTAAATATTTCATACAAGGGTATCTTTCTAAAAAAATTTCTTTAGTCAAATCAGGTTGCTTATGAATTTCATGTACATTACCAAATTCTGCACCTTGCTCATAATTATAAGGAACAGCAATCATCATAAACTTATCTGCTCTGTGTATTTTATCTATTAAATTTTTAGCTTCGTAAAATGCTAAATGCTCAATAATATCCCCCATAATAAATAAATCATAGGGCTTGATGTCAAAATCTAGTATATTGGCTATATATAAGTTATTGTACTTTGAACGCAAGTCAAAATCATTAACATATTGCTCAAAAATCTCAATTCCATCCATATTGGGAAAATTAGCTTTAAGCAAATTAGAATAAGTGCCACAACCTGCACCTACATCCAAAATTTGAATATGTCTTTCAAATGAATTGACAATATTTTGTTTTACCTCATCTTTAAAGAGGTTATATGAATATGGCATAAATTAATTTTAAATTGTCCATTTACCCATAGGACATGCTTCTTGACCTTTTGGGGTAAATACTTTTGCTTTAGTTGCACACCCACATTTTGAGCAATGGTCTATAGGAACATTTCTCCAAGCTTCACAAGTCATACAAATCTGTAATCTTCTTGCAGCAACTTGTTTTTGTTCCTCAGTAGGATTCATCATAGTAGAATATGCAGTTACGATTTCTTGTATTTTATCAAATAGTCCCATATAAACATGAATTTTTACCGATTGATTTAACAATTTCGAAATACTTATATGAAGCTTTTGTAGGGTCATAATCTAATCCTTCATCTTCATAAGGCAATTGTGATATATATTTACCTTTGTAAAAAAGCTTTTCATTAGGATTACCCGTTACACCTGCATTATGAAATAATATCTTTTCATCCCATGTTGTAGCTAAATCAGTTGCCCAACAAAAATCCATTTCTTTAATTACATTAGTATTATATCCTCTCATCCATGCGTTCCATAATACAGCCCACATATCAGCACACCAAATTTGTAGTTCATGATGGGTAGGGTCAGCTTGTTTCTTTTTATTGTTAAGCTCAGTTATTTCTTTAAAAAGTTTTTCAGCATCTTTTTCAACCTTATGGAAAAAAGCATAATCTACATTTTTCATAATGTATTGAGCACCACCTGATTGTCCTTGTCTAAGTCTAACTTCATCCTTATATATACCTACTATATCACACATTTTTTTCAGAACATCATCGCCTTTAGATAGTATATAATCATGCCCTATATATGAAATAGTATCAGATACATACCAATTATTATCTTTTTGTTGATAATTATGTAGAAATAATGGGAAACGAGAAAAAACCACATCGCAATCGTGGTAAAAGATAGTTTCAAGACTTAACTCAGGAAATGCTTGAAAATGCTGTTTTAATACATTGGGTCTAATTGAGCTAATATAGCTTATAGGATATTGTCTTGTGTCCTCGTAATAATGAAATTCAGCCACATCTGAGTAAGCATCTTCTACTTTCTTGATAATGGCTCTTTTTTCTTCCCAATCTGATTCGTTCTTATTAAACGCCCAAAGGGTTTGAACATTAAATTCTTCGTGGATTCTGAGGTTTTTGAAATTTGTCAACATCACTTCCACTTGCCAAGCATAGTATTGTATACATGGCTGAACACACATTAGTGTTAGGGTCTTGTGTTTGTACATTTTATGGTTTTTTTTAGATTATAAAATTAAGTCTTTTTTTTTAAATTATTTCTCTTCTTGTATGCTAATTATTTCTCCACCATACTTAATAACCAAGTTTTCAGCTACAACTTGCATTTCCAAAAGTGCTTGTTCAATAGTATCAAAAAATGTAACATACCTCCTGTTTGTAGTTATTCCATAGATATTTTTGTATGTTATAGTTATTATTTTTCCCATATTTTATAATTTTAAACAAAACACGCTAATGCACAACTGTTATATGAAGGTAATGCTAATAAGTAAGCTATCCCTGCATCTCCAACAGAAGTTACTCTATATGAATTACCATCAGGACCTGCTTGAGCATTGTACCATCTATTCAAAGTTACATTTGTACCTGCATCAAATGCTACTAATATTGTATCAATTGAAGCAGAACAATCGTTACAATCATATACATCAGCGTTATAAAAATCGTATGCAGGAGGAGCAGCAGTAGTTGTAGTAGTTGTAGTACTTGTAGTAGGATTTGAGGCATTACAAGATGCACAATCAATGTATGCACTATCAGCTACTACTCCTGATAATTCTGCTATTGATTGAACTTCCCAACAATATCCACCATATTTAAGTGAAGTACCTACACTATATGAACCTGTTGTATTGAAGTATTGTTCAATTAATGGGTCATCACATCTTGTTGCAACATAATAATTGACAATAGGCTCAGTTGTTGTCGTTGTAGTTGTTGATGTTGTAGTAGTTGTTGTAGCATTACAAGAAACAGTTGCTAAACCTGAATAGCCTAAACTACCATTACTATCTAAAACAGCTACATAGTAAGGACCATTAGCTAAAGAAGTGAAAGCATAACTTGATGAACCTGCAACTGTAACTCTTTGAGGACAAGAAGGATTATTCACACACGCTATTGCAGCAGCCTCTGAAGTTCCAATGGCTGCAAAAGTGTAAGAACCTGTACCTCCACTAAAGTTTGCAGTAACCCTACCCTGACCACTAAATCCTGACCCATCACATGAAGGCGTTGCTGTAACCGTAATAGCAGGTAATGTGGTAGTTGTAGTTGTAGTACTTACACCTGCACAACTTGTAACTGTATTGATAATGCCTGTAGTACCAACTAACACAGACCATTTAGTACTGCCACCAAATTGCATTAAATAAAGACCTATTCCTGCAGAAGGTGTCCACTCAGTTCCTGAACCTGTTGTTGAAGATGTATATAATTGAGCTGCAACAGTAGGAGTATTTCCAAATTCAGCTTTTTGATATACTACTCCTGTAACTGTACCTGTACATGCTAAGAAATCAGTTGCATATTTCGTTGTAATAGAAACTCCAAATTGTACACCCGCTAATGTAGTAGTAGTGGTTGTAGAACTTGTTGTAGTTGTAGTTGTAGTTGCGTTACAAGAAACAGTTGCTAAACCTGAATAGCCTAAACTACCATTACTATCTAAAACAGCTACATAATAAGGTCCATTCGCTAAAGAAGTGAAAGCATAACTTGATGAACCTGCAACTGTAACTCTTTCAGGACAAGAAGGATTATTCACACACGCTATTGCATTAGCCTCTGAACTTGCAATGGCTGCCCATGTGTAAGAACTTGTACCTCCACTAAAGTTTGCAGTAACTCTACCTTGACCACTTAATCCTGACCCATCACATGAAGGTGTCGCTGTAACAGTAATAGCAGGTAATGTGGTAGTAGTAGTTGTTGTGCTTACACCTGCACAACTTGTAACTGTATTTATAATACCCGTAGTACCAACTAACACAGACCATTTAGTGCTTCCACCAAATTGCATTAAGTAAAGACCTATACCTGCAGAAGGTGTCCACTCTGTTCCTGAACCTGTCGTTGAAGATGTATATAATTGAGCTCCAACAGTAGGAGTGTTTCCAAATTCAGCTTTTTGATATATCACTCCTGTAACTGTACCTGTACAAGCTAAATAATCAGTTGCATATTTTGTTGTAATAGAAACTCCAAATTGTACACCCGCTAATGTAGTAGTAGTGGTTGTAGAACTTGTTGTCGTTGTACAAGTTAGACCACCTTGCTTAATATCATTTCTAGTTCCTGATGTTATATAAACATATCTCGTTCCGTTAGGTTGTGTTGTATAAGTTCTTGTTCCACCAACAATTATACTTGTAGCTCCTGCAGCAGCACTAACAGGGTCTCCATAAGTTGTATCATTTGCAAAATAAGTTGTTCCATCTCCACCACCAAAGGTATCAACTGTTATTGTTTGAGTAATTCCTGTACAAACTGAGCTGATACTAGCAGTTACAGGAGGTTCTGTTGTAGATGTAGTAGTCGTTGAGGTAGTTGTAGTAGGAAATGCTCCATTACAAGCTGCACAATTAATATATGAACTGTCAGGGTCTACTCCTGATGCTCCTTGTACCGCTTGAATTTCCCAACAATATCCATTATATCTAACAGATTCTCCTGCAGTATATGAACCTGTTGTTCTAAAATATTGTTCTAATAGTGGGACATCACATCTTGTTGCAACATAATATACATAAGGAGGTTGAGTTGTAGTAGTAGTTGTAGTAGTAGTACTTACACAATCAATTTGTCCGCCTTGTTTAACTGTATTTCTAGTTGAACTAAATACATAAATATATCTTGTTCCATTAGGTTGTGTTGTATAAGTTCTTGTTCCACCAACAATTATACTTGTAGCACCACCTGCTGCTAATGCAGGATTATCATAAGTTGTATCGTTTGCATAATATGTAGTTCCATCTCCACCTGCAAAATTATCTATTGTTATAGTTTGAGTAAGACCTGTACATGTAGCTGTTAAATCTAAAGTTACAGGAGGTAATGTTGTAGTAGTGGTAGTAGTTGATGTAGTTGCAGGGCATCCTGTCAAACCTGAATTAACAATACCAATTTGAGTTCCTGCAGGGTCGCTAAATAATACACTAGTTACCACTAATGTTGATGGCACTCCTAAAACTGTACCAAATACCCTGTCTGTTACGGCAGCATATCCAATATCATAATTTGTTGTATATACAGTACCACCACCATTACAATTTGTTAATTGATACCATACTTGTTGAAGGGTAGTACTTGTAGTCGTAGTAGAGGTGCTTAAAGGACATGTAGTACATCCACCACCCGTAACAGTTGCAGTTGTAGTAGGGAATCCTGAAATATTTATATTTAAAGTGTTTCCACTAAAAGCTAATACATAGTTACCATCAGATAGTGTTACAAAACCTGCTGAGTTAAATATTGTACAAGTACAAAAATCAGTAGAGTTACCTGTTACATTTTGAGTTCCCGTTGGATTTAAACAAGCATCTGTGGCATTACTTGCATAATTAACTGTTTGAGCAAATAATGTTGTAGTAGTTGTTGTAGTTGAAGTTGTTGTTGGACAAATATAACTAGAATACACCGCAGTAATTCCTGTTGAAGATGCAGGAGGCCAAGGTTCCCAAGTTCCTGTACCTAATTCAGAAGTATTTCTAGCAGCATTTCCAATTGCAGCATTAAAAATATACCAAGCATCTCCACCAAAGAATATAGCACCATTTCCACCAACTAGTGAAAAAGCTGCTGAAGGATTATCTCTTGTATAAGTTCCATTCGCAGGAGTATATGAGCCATCAGAAATAATGATACTATTAATGTAATTTGCACAAATAGTAGTTGTAGTTGTTGTCGTACTTGTAGTAGGAGCTTCTGTTGTAGTAGTTGTTGTCGTACTTGTAGTAGGAGCTTCTGTTGTTGTAGTTGTTGTCGTACTTGTAGTAGGAGCTTCTGTTGTTGTAGTTGTTGTCGTACTTGTAGTAGGAGCTTCTGTTGTTGTAGTAGTCGTAGTACTAGTTGTAGGAGCTTCTGTTGTTGTAGTAGTCGTAGTACTAGTTGTAGGAGCTTCTGTTGTTGTAGTAGTCGTAGTACTAGTTGTAGGAGCTTCTGTTGTTGTAGTAGTCGTAGTACTAGTTGTAGTTGGGTCTGAATTAGTTTCAGCAGTACCCCATACATCATCATCGTCTACAGTTGTCAATACATTTACGCCACCAATTTGTTCTATCCAAAAAATACCATAGCCTAAATTATTTAATGCAGGAATTAATCCCTGTGGGCTATCGAATGTTCCATCGTAGCCTACGGTATAATTTTCCCCATTAACATTAATAGTAAAACTTGGCATTATTCGGTATCAATTAAATAGTTACAATAATCGGTAAATACATCTGTCCCTAATGCTTGTTCAACTTCTGTAAAAGCATTGTCTTTATATCCTGAAATTTCATCTAATATTTGTGAAGGAGAAGTACTACTAGAAAATACTTTTAAATTCAATGTAGTATTTTCAAGCATAGTGAAATTTAATGAACTTGTTCCATTAAAAGTAACTAGATTCTCAGGCGGATAGTAGTAAACAACACATTGTGATTGATATGGGTCTAAAGTAAATGGTAAAGCTATAACTGTTGCATTACCTGCAATATCACTATCAATATAAGTATTTACTTGAGCAACTTGAGCACAATTTGATGATTGAGCATAAAAGAAATTAGTTCCATAATTATTAGTTGAAATAGATTCAGTTATTGCCGCATAAGTAGGCGAAAAAGCTGTATCAATATCAATAGGAACGACTGCTTGTAAAGCAGGTGTAGTCAAAATCGTTACTACAGGTGTAATTACTGTTGGTATATTAAGATTAGGAGGTAAAGCCCATTGATATTGAGTAGTAGAATTAAAAGTAACATTAGCTGTTAGAAACGGCACATTAGGGATAGGGAAATTTGTATTATTCACTATCTGAAATTGCAGTAATTGTTCCTTCGTTAATGCTAATGGTTGTTCTTGTGCCATTCTTTAATAAGTTATATAACTTTATTACCTTCTGTGTCAGATACAAATAATCTACCATCGGTTTTATTTGGCATAATTTTTAACCCATACTCTTTAGCAAATTCTCTATTCATATCAGCTAAAAACTCTTTTGATTCTCCTGCTTTTTTTGCTTCTATAAATGCTTTCATACATATTTTAGCATTTTTTGTTTTCTCATCGGAATTACCATTAGCAGAAGCTTCAGAATCAGTTTTTTTATTGGTCTTCTTTTTAACATCAATGGGCTTTATTTTTTTAAAAGCCCAAAAAAGCAAAAATCCACCACCAAAAATTAATAACAGTTTTTTTACATTTGTATTCATTTTGCACTCTTTTTTGTATAATAATATAATCCAACACCTGCGGCTACTGCGATAGCAATATATAAACCATATTTTTTTATGCTACCATAAAAATCATTTTTGAGTCTTACCTTTTTAGCTTCATCAATTTTCTTTAAAGCATCATCAGTTTCATCAGGAGTTACCACTCCTCTTTTTGTTAATATACTAGTTAGAACTTTTTGTAATGCTAATTTACTAGCATCTATAGCTTGTTTTTGACCTGCATCGATACCACCTTTGGCAATAGCTTTATTTAGGTTTTCTAACTCAATTTTAATCTCATCAGCCAATATAGTTTTTTTATTTGGCGTAAATATTTGTCCTTGTAACACTTCCATTTTATGATTTTTTAGCTGTAAATAATAAGAACCCCAAAAGACCGATACCTGCAACAACTCCTAAAATAGTTACAACTTGGTTAGTTTTTTCTCTTTCTAATGCAATGTTGCCAAAAGTTTGTACTCTAGCTTGACTAACTCCACCTAAAGCATTAGCTAATATTTGCTGCCTAGATGTTTCATCTTGAGCTTTTATTAAAGCATTATTTAATTGCTTTTTTTGGTCGTAGTCTAAAAGACTTAGATTTTGTTCATATTGTGTTCTTAACCTAGAATCTCTTGTACCTGCTATGGTACCCGCTACTGCGGTACCTGCTGATGCAACTGCTGCTCCTGTCATTAACCATGCCATAATTATCCAATTTTATTTTTATCAATCTTTTCTTTATAATCTAAATGAATATTAGTACCTGTAAGATAATTCACATGCGGTTCTATTATTTCATTTTCAATTTCATCTACTATGTTTTGTTTTTCTTCTTCAGTCAAATCATTGTAAGTCAATTTCATATCTTCTAATGGATGATATGTTGTCCAAATACAATCTTCTTCAATAAATAAAACTCTTCTAGTTCCCGCTAAAGTTATACCCGTATAAGGGGCCGCTAACTCAATCCATTCTCCCGCATCAATTTGTACCAAGGCTACTCCTTTCGAAATAGTGTATGGATGATTAGAATTATGAATTTTGCTAGTTAGCAAAGAACCTTTTGGCATAGATATTTCCCTTATGTACATTCCATCTGTAAATCTATGTACTACGGGACATTCTATTAATTCCAAATTATCAACTATTGCAGCCTCTAATTCATCAATCCTTTGGTCATTTTCTCTTTTTATGGTTTCGTTTTGCATTAATCTTTTTTTCTTGAATAAATTAAACCTATAGCTAATAAACCTAATAATGATATAATAACTATTTTCTCTATTCTAATATTTCTATTTATTTGCTCTTGTTTAACTATCACACCTGCAAGGTTTTCAACCCTTTTTGATTGTGCATTTTGTATAACAGCAGCAATAATTCTATAAGTCTCTTCCTCTGTTTTTGCTTTTTCTATTGAATTAATCAAAGCTTGTTGTTGGTCATCGCTAAGATTAGACAAATAGTTTTGAAACTGTTGAGCTTTTTTAGCATCATTTAAAGCAGCAAAACCCCCTGCCAAAGCAGCCCCTATTTCAGCAAACTGTCCAATTGTTTGTGCAGTACCTATTTTTTTTAAGTCCCCATCAGAAAATATCTTTTGAATAGGATTTATTGCTTTAGGGTCTCCTTTAGGTATCATTTCAAAAAGTTATTTTTAATTATTTCCCATAATACTGTCCAAACTGCACCACCTACAACAAATGCACCCATTAATTTATTTCTAAGAGCATTACTTTTTTCGTTTTGGTCTTCTAATTTTTTAACTCTTGAAATCAACCCTTCCTGTTGAAAAGCTTCATTCCCTACAATAACTTTATAAATTTCATCAATTTGAGGACTAATTTTCATCATAGTTTTCTCAATATGATTAACTCTCACAGTCAAGTTATCACTTGAGCTTACAGTTCTAGTTGTTGTCTTTTTTGCAGGAGCAGCCATAAACACTTAAATATTTAGTATAAAAATAGTACAATTTTAGATTTATATACTAAAAATTGAGTAATATTTAATGATTACTTATAAAGACATATAATCTAATATTCTCTCAATACACATTTCAGGAGTAAAATTTGTAGTATTTATAGAACAATTCTTTCTAGCTTCAAAATAAGGGAGGTCAAAATCTTTTACATGAAATTCTTGCTTTTCTCTAAAATCAACATTGAATAAATGAACCCAAAGCACATTATTGCATATACTATCTAAGTATTGTCTAGCTTCTTGATAAGGATATACTGCACTGATAATCACTAAGTTATACTTACTTTCTAAAAAAGTTGCTATATCACTAATCCTTCTTAGGTTATTTGTTCGACCTTCTTTTGAATAGTCAGTATCTTTAAAAATAGCACGAATTTCATCCCCATCTATGATAACAGGGGTTGGTTGATTTTGTAAAAAAATCTTTTCTTGGAGTAATTTAGCTAAGGTAGTCTTGCCTGAGCTAGGTTGGCCATAAAAAACTACTATCATATTGATTTACAGTTGGTTATAAGATTTCTCCTCTACAAATTGACTCCCGTAGCCCATATTTATCTCTTTTTTAGCTATTGCTCTTTTATCATTTAGTACATAAACAGACCTAGCTAAATGTACAAATTCTTCTCCAAAAGAGTTTGCTTGTTCAAATTCTCTCAATAAATCCTCTACTCCCCATAAAGTTTCATTGATTTCCAACAATCTTTTAAAATCTTCATTATCCTCATCTACTTCTAATTCATCCTTCATGAGGTTTTGCAGATAATAGTACTCTTTCATGACATTCGTCAGTTTGGCCTCATCTTTAATCTTTTCTGATTTAATTTTGAGGATGGTAAGTCTGTCAAATGCTTCTCCGATGCTAATTTCAATTATCATAAAAATATTTTAGATTGTAAATATACAAAATATGTAGAAAATACATTAATTTTATAAAATAAAAATAACCATGCAAAAGATTTTCTATAATTCATCCCTCCCTCGTTCAGGGGCGACTCTTTTACAGAATATCCTTGCACAGAATAATGATATTTATGCCCCTTCTATGGGAGCTTTGACTGAAATAATAGTTTCAGCAAAAAATGAGTTCTTAATGAACTTGCAATATCAGCACCCTTCTCAAGAACAAATCTTAAAAAAAGCATTTACTAGTTTTTGTAAAGAAGGATTAAAAGCCTATGCTGCTAATATTACAAACAAGCCTTATTATGTTGACAAAAACTTCTCTTGGGGGTATTTCTACGATTATTTAGTTCAAATCAATAATGAGGCCCCTAAGATTATATTTATGGTAAGAGATTTAAGAGACATTTTTGCATCTTTTGAAAAAAACTATAGAAATGATTTTTTGAAAATAAACTCTCACATAGATTGGAATGAATTAAAAAATACAACTATGGAGAAAAGAATTGTGGAATGGTCAACTAAACCGCCTTTAGCTCTAAACTTAGAAAGATTAAAAGAAATTATTAATTGGGGTAATGATAGCAAAATGCTATTTATAAAGTATGAAGAATTTTGTATATCTCCTGAAAGTGAAATCAAAAGAATTTACGACTTTTTAAAAATTCCTTATTTTTTACATGATTTCAAATCAGTAAAAAAAACAACTATAGAAAACGACATGTTACACTTTGCTAGTCATAAAATAAAAAGCAAAGTCTCTGTAAATGAAACAAAAGCCGAAGAAATAATAGGCAAAGAGGCTTGTAATTGGATATATAAAAATCATCTATGGTACTTTAAAAAATTTAATTATGCAATCTGCTGAAATAATTAATCCATTTAGGCCCTTCATATTTAAACTAAATTTTGAATTTGATTGGAATATTTTGAAACCAATATGTGAAGATATTATTGTGGATGAAGGTGCTCGTTCTACATCACAAAAAAACTTTGCTAAACCTCATTATATAAAAGACTTTAAACCATATTATGATTGGTTGAAGCCATGGGTTGATAATTTAGCTAATATCAAAATGGCTTTTAATGAATATCAAATGAAATATTATATTACCGATAGTTATGTAAATGTTCATAAAAGTAATGCTCAAGCTAATGAACATAATCATGCTTGTAATTCTATTGTGGTAGCTGCTTATTTATACATGCCCGATAATGGTGGTTATTTTCAAGCTAAAGACCCTTTAGAATATCACAAATCTAATTTGCCAATTAGTAACGAAAATATTTGGAGTACTTTACCTACAAAAACAAATGATGTATTGGTCTTTCCTTCATGGCTTCAACACAGAACACAGCCTAATATATCAAATGAGGATAGATGGGTATTAACTACAAATTTTTCTCACAAATTTTAATTTAGTTTATGAAAGAAAATAATCAAGTATCCGTTTTAAGTCCACATTCAAGCTATATGTATAAACTACATTATGAATTTGATTGGGATTTATTAGCTCCAATTTGTCATGAATTAATTTCAACAACTCCAAAAGGATTATCATTAGTTGTTAATGGACATACTTCTCATCAAAATAAAAGACAACCTCATAAAATTAAAGAATTTACACCATATTTTGATTGGTTAAAATTTATGGTTACAGAAGTTGCGACAAAGGGTATGGGATATTCAAACAACTTTCATGATTATAGAATAAAAAATAGTTGGGTTAATGTACATGAAAAAGATGGTATAACTACAGCTCATAATCATTCAAATACTTTTATGGTAGCTGCTTCTTATTTGAACATGCCTGAGAATGGTGGATTTTTTGAATGTAAAGACCCTCTTGAATATGTTAAAGGAGAATATTATTATGATGACCCTATGTGGATGTGGAAACAAATACCTACAATATCAGGAGATGTTTTAATATTCCCTGCATGGCTTAGACATAGAACTCAATTAAATCAATCAAATGAAAAAAGATGGGTATTAACTACAAACTTTTCTCAAGAATTTAATCCAAACAAGTTTTGGGATGACCCAAATTATGATACAGAAAAAATTATATAAATGAAAAATATATGTTTAGAATTGACTGAATGTAATGGATTAGGGGACTTAATATGTGCAACTCCTACTATTAAAAAAATAAGTGAAGCTTATGATACAAAAATATTAGTCATTTCAAAAATGCCTGAAGTTTTTAAAAATAATCCTTATGTGGAAAGAAGTATAAAATCTTCTAGCGTTGATATGGGATATATTGAAAATAATTACATAGTACATAACTCATTTTACAATGTTGGTAAAAAGAACGAAAGAGGTGTTGAATATAAACATAATACAATAGATATTAGACAATTTCATGCTATCAATCTTGGGTTTATGCTTGGTAATGATGAAATGGAATGTTTTTATATACCTACTGAAGAATGTTCTTTTGAAATACCTAAAAAACCTTATATCTTAATACATCCTGTAAGCACATGGCCTTCAAGAACTTGGTCTGCTGAAAATTGGATGAATTTAACAAAACAATTAAATGATAAGGGCTACAATGTAGTATCTATTGGAAAGGATTCTTCTGAAACAGGATTTTTTAATGTTCAAAAACCTGTGTTTAATTTCGAGATTGAAAAAGGTTTAAATTTAATGAATAAAACAAGCATTTCTGATTGTTGGCACCTTATGATTAATGCTGCTGCATTTGTAACTATGGATAGCGGATTATTGCACTTAGCAGGTACCACAGATGTCCCAATTATACATTTAGGCTCATCAATAAAACCTCAATTTAGAATACCTTATAGAGACAATAGACAAGATTATAAATATCAATATGTAAGAGGTGGATGTGGACTAGAATGTGCATCTAACATGAAATATGGTGTTGAAACATGGGGAAACATACAAGGTGTACAACCATTAATAGGATGCTGTGAAAAGAAAGAAAGTTACGAATGTCATCCATCAGTAAAACAAGTATTAGATAAATTAATAGAAATGATATGAAAAAAAAGCTACTAATTATTACGCCACATTTAAGTACAGGTGGAGCTCCACAGGTTACAGTAAACAAAATTGCATTAATAAAAGAAGATTTTGAGATTAAAGTTATTGAACATGCTTTTGTTGCTTGGGCCTTCGTAGTTCAAAGGAATAGAATTATTGATTTAGTTGGAGAACAAAACTTTTATTCTTTAGGAGAAGACAAGCTTACAGAGTTTATGAATATAATGTGCAGCTTTAATCCTGATGTAGTATCTATGGAAGAGTTTCCTGAAATGTTCATGGATGATAAAATGTCTAGCTTTTTATATTCAGAAACAAGAAGTTGGAAAATAGTAGAAACTACGCATGATAGCAGTTTTAACCCCATAAACAAAAAATGGATGCCTGACAAGTTTGTATTTGTTAGCCCATATAATATGATGAAGTACGACCACTTAAATGTACCTCAAGAGATTATTGAATATCCAATTGATGCTAAAACTTCAGATAAAAGGATTGCAAGAGAGAAATTAGGACTTGAGCATGATTACAAACATGCGGTAATAATAGGCTTATTTACACCTAGAAAGAATCAGAAATACGGCTTTGAAATGGGAGAAAAGCTAAAAGACTATAAAATAAAGTTTCACTTTTTAGGAAATCAAGCAGGTAATTTTGAGAGCTATTGGAAACCAATGATGGATAATAAGCCCGAAAACTGCGTTATTTGGGGAGAAAGAAGCGATACAGAGGACTTTATTAGGGCGGCTGACCTTTTCTTTTTTCCTTCTAAAGGAGACCGAGGAAATAAGGAATTAAACCCTATTGTAATAAAAGAAGCTGCAGAGTATAAGCAAATACCTAAGCTAATATATAACCTAGATGTTTATTTAAACAGATGGAACGGATATGAAGATTTTCATTATTTAACAGGTAATCTTACTGAAGATGCTGACAAAGTTATAGAACTGACTCAAGCAAAACCTACTAATAACAAAAGAGAAGTCATTATTGTGGGTACATGGCCTAATTTGGATAGCAGAGTACAACTTACAAAAGATACTATTAATAGCTTAAAGCCATTGGGTAGAAAGATTATGCTTTTATCACATTACCCTGTTGATGAAGATATTCAAAAAATGGTTGACTACTATATATACGATGAGCATAACCCATTGACTCATCATTCATATTATACAAGATTTTATAGATTTACAGATGACTACCATGCTGAAATTAACATTAATGGGTTAAAAAACAGCAATCAATCGTTAACCGTATTAACAAACCTATTTAACGGAGCAAAAGCTGCCAAAGCATTAGGATATGAAGCTTTCTTTTATACTACTTATGATGTTGTTTTAGACCCTAGGGATATAACAAATATTGAGAAAGCATTTGATATTGATGCAAAAGAACCATACATGTATAAGGCTTATCTAGGTAGCTTGAACACTCCTTTTGGGAAAGGTATACAAACGAATGGGATGGCTTTTAGTGTTGATTTTTTCTTAAATACTTTTGATGATGTAAGGACTGCAGAAGAGTACAATAATATTTGTCAAAATATTGGTGCTCAAAACTTCCTTGAAGATTATTTAGTTAAAAAACTAAAAGGCCTAGAAAAAGAATATTTTATTGAGCATAACGATGAAGAAACCCTTTTAAAGCATAGTGGATTAGGTGTAGCATCAAATTCTGAGTATTATTCAATTATACCTATTGTAGGGAAGCCTAATAACTATATGTTCTATTTCTTTACTTACAATGTAGATAGCAGAAAGGTTAATATTACGATGCGTGAAGGAGGACAAGAGTTCTTTATATATAGATGGCAAATTGATAAAAGCAAAGAGTTTAAAAAAGAATTTGAATACAAAGGTCGTGAAATTGAAGTAGAGCTTGATTTTTATGATGGAGATAGAATATATAAAAATGAAAAACATGTTTTAAATGATAAAACCCTTCATAAATACGAGCATACAGGACATTATAAGATTAAAAATAGAAAACCTAAAATTAGATTAGTTCACTTACAAACAACTAGAAATGACGAAAGAGAACAAAAAAGTAGAGAATCCCTCAAGCATGTGGCCAACTACGGGTGGGAATATATCTTACACACCAATATCCCCTATGGAGACTTGCCACCTAAGTATAACTGCCAACGACCAAACTGCGTTTCAATGGACCTCTTCAATGACGAGCAAGTTCGTGAATTGGGGACCGCACTTACTCCTTCACATTACGGATGCTTCGAATCATTTAAAAATGGAATTATGAGTGAATTTGATGACAGTATTGATTTTCTTATAGTTTGCGAAGGGGACTGTATTATTGAAGTGCCTATACATGAATTTGTAGAGAAAGTTGAAAAGTCTTATCAAATAATAGAAGATAATAAAATAGGTTATATGTCTTTTGGGGATGTAAAAACATTGGAACATGGTTGGTTACAATCTCCTGTTAGAGAAGTTGTTCCTGACCAAGATTTATTATTTATTACCGACCATATTATTGGACTACAATGTATTGGCTTTCCGAAAAGCGTTAAAAAATGGCTTTTAGAAAGATTAAGAACTGAAAAATGGGATGCCGCAGATATGTTTTTTAACCATATTTTTTATGGTAGTCCTCATAAGTTTGGTATCGTACATAATAGATTAACAACACAAGCTGAAGGATTTTCATTAATTGACAAACAAGAAAAGAAATTTATATGAGAATAGCACAAGTTATAAGTAGCAATTTGCCTATTTTACCGACAGGTCAAAGAGGATGGGGAGCAACTGAATTAATTATGGATGAGTATACTAAAAACTTTAGAATACTAGGAAATGAAGTAGACTTATTATATTTAAACAATGTTCAACCTAAAATGTATGACATAGTTCATATACATGTGGCAAACCTTTGTATTGAAGCACATAAAAGGGGTATTGAGTATGTATATTCTACACATGACCATCATAGCTACCATTATGGTAAAAATAGTAGCAACTATAAAGAGCAATTGGAAGCAATGAAAAAATCTATTTTCTCTTTAGCTCCTGCTGAATATGTAGTTGACTATTTTGATGATACAGATAAGTTATTTTATTTATCACATGGTGTAGATATTAATTATTATACACCAACTAAAGCATTTTATTCTGTTAAAAATGAACCCGTAGTACATAAGCTATTGATGTGTGCTAACAATGGAGTTGCAGGGGATTATGGAGCAGACAGAAAGGGTTTTAGATATGGTATTGAAGCTGCTAAAATGTTAAACCTTCCTATTACTATAGTTGGTGCAGATGCTAATACTAAATTTTTTGAAATACACAAAGATTTATTACAATATGATAAATTGACTGTTATTGACACAAATCCAAATGAACAAGAAAAGTTAAAGATTTTTCAAGACCATACTATTTTCTTACATCCATCTAATCTTGAATATGGACATCCTAATTTGACTTTACTTGAGGCTGCTAGTGTTTGTATGCCTATGGTGGCTACATATAAAGGAAGTAAGGATATTGCAGGTTTAGTTAAAATAAATGAATTATCAACTAGTAATGTAATTGCAGGTATTCATGTTGTTATGAACGATTATGAAAGAATGATTGATAATATGGCTAAAGAGAGAGGTTCATATAGTTGGTTAAATGTATGTAAAAAGTTAGAAAAAAAATATAATGCAGTACAGCAATTTCAAAATTATGATTCAGATAGAATTAGAGAAAAATATGTTAATGTATATCAAAATATTTAATTTATGAGAGTAGAATCAGTAATAATATCAGATTTCTATAACAATGTTGATGAAGTTAGAGAATTTGCTCTTTCACAAGAATTTGGAGTCAAAGGTAACTTCCCTAGTTTTAGAACTAAACCATTTTTAAATGATAATATCAAAAAAGTTATAGAAGATACTATTCAACCATTATCAGGAAATATTACTTGGCTAGTAGATGAATATACGGGGGCTTTTCAATATACAACTGCTGAAAATAGGTCATGGTTACATGTAGATGGTACAGATTGGGCAGGAGTTTGCTATTTAACACCTGATGCTCCATTATCAGGAGGTACAGGTTTATTTAGGAAAAAAACAAAAGAAATATCTCATTTTTCTGCAGACTTTTATGATATGACACAATGGGAACTTGTAGATAGAATAGGAAACCTATATAATAGACTTATTTTATATAGAGGAGACTTATATCATACTTCTCTTGATTATTTTGGTAGAGATTTACAAACAGGAAGATTATTTCAAACATTCTTTTTTAACACAGAATTTTAATTATGATAACTTACAACATCCACCATGTAAATGGACTTTACTTTGAAATTACTGATGACGAAGGTAAAAATAGAGAATATGATATTATATTCTATGATAGGAAAGAGTCTAAGAACATATATGATACTAAATTAAAAGTAGGTTCATGGGCTAGATTAGATAGAAAATACCTCTCAGATGTGGCCGTAATGGTTAAATATGAAGGAAGAGTAATTAAGCAAATTAACTTTTTAGATGAGATTAAAGGTAAAAGAGTATTCATATCTTTTGAGAGCAAAGCTTTAGGAGACACTTTAGCTTGGATGCCTTACTGTGCTGAATTTGCCAAGTATTATCAATGTAAAGTAGTTGTATCAACTTTTAAAAATTTCCTTTTTGAGAATCAATACCCTGAATTAGAGTTTGTAGGTAGAGGAGAGGTTGTAAATAACATAGTTGCTATGTTTGAGTTAGGTTGGTATTGGGAGACTAACAAAGAACCTGTAAACCCTATATTGATTCCGTTACAGAAATCAGCAACTAATATACTTAATTTGCCCTATCAGGAATTGATACCTAATTTGGATTTTACCCCAAAAGAGAGGCCTTATGAGCAGAAATATGTTTGTATTTCAATACATTCTACTGCACAGCTTAAATATTGGTATTATTGGCAGGAATTAATAGATTGGCTAGTTTCAGAAGGATATAAAGTAATTGAAATTTCAAATCAAGATACTTTAGACTTAAATAATATAGACTTATTAAAAGATAGGTCGATGGAAAACACAATGAATGTAATTCATCATTCTGAGTTCTTTATTGGGCTTTCTAGCGGACTTGGATGGTTGTCATGGGCTATGCGTAAAAAGGTCTTTATGATAGCTAATTTTACCAATTCCGACCATGAGTTTAGCCACAATACTATTAGGATTACAAACGAGGCCGTTTGCCATGGATGTTGGCATAATCCATTGTTTAGATTTAATAAAGGGGATTGGAATTATTGCCCTGAGCATGAAGATACTCCTAGACAGTTTGAATGTCATAAATCAATAAGTGCTCAAAAAGTAATTGATTTAATAAAGCAAAATATATGAATTATAAACAAGGAGAAATAGTAACGATATTCCCAACATCTGTAATGCGAAATAAATTCCCTAGACCATTCAATTCTGATGAATTGGATTGTATTATGGATTACAGAAATAATGTTAGACAAAATACAGGTAATATTACTACAAATGACATGTATGTATTTGAAAATGATATTTTAAAAGATATAAAAGATTATTGTCAAAAATCTTTAGATGATTATTTTATAAAAGTTTATAAACCAATTAACCCTGAAAATGTAAATTTACAGATAACACAATCTTGGTTAAATTATACAGATAAAGGTCAATTTCATCATAAACATTATCATCACAATAGTTTAGTAAGTGGATGTATATATATTAATGCTAAAAAAGAGAATGACTTAATTACATTTTCAAAAAGAAATAATCCTCAAAATTGGCAAATACAATCACAACATGAAGATGAGCTAAATTGTAGTGATGTTAATTTTTTTATAGATACTTGTGATATTATTCTTTTCCCATCTAATTTAACTCACAGCGTTCCCCCTTCAAATACTGATTACACAAGGATTAGTATAGCTTTTAACTCATTCCCATCAGGAGATATTGGATTTGTAGATGGTAGGTTAAAAGGTATTAATTTTGTAAAATTAGATGTAAATAATCAAAAAGAAAATTATGGAAAGTAAAATTATACCTGTATTCCCAACAGCTATTTTAAATACTAACATTGGCAGAGATTTCAATGAAAAGGAAATATTATGTATTAAATCTTATCGTGAGAAGCATATCAACCCATTGGAAGATGATGATGATTTGAAGCAAGACCCTAATTCATTTATTAAAGAACCAAATGATTTATATGTTTTGGACCATGAAGATTTTTCTGATTTAAAAGATATTATTAATAAAGCTTTGCAAGATTATTTAATAAAGGTTTATAATCCAATAAATCCAAATGAAGTAAAAGTATGTATAACACATTCTTGGTTAAATTTTACAAATATTGGTCATTACCATAGACCTCATGTACATCATAATAGCTTTTTAAGTGGATGTATATACATTAAAGCCAAAAAGGAATTTGATAGTATTTTTTTTATAAAGTCTGATACTGAAGAAAATTGGCAAATACAACCAAAAGAACAAACAGAATATAATTCAAAAGAAAAAATTATTCCAATAGAAACGGGAGATTTAGTAATATTTCCTTCTAATTTAACACATGGTGTAGATACTATTCATAATGAAGATAGAATTAGTTTAGCTTTTAATACTTATCTAAAAGGTAAAATTGGCTTCATTGAAGGCCCACTATCAGGAATTAATTTTTTAAATATTGAATTAAACGAAAACCAAAAACAATTTAAACCTTTATAGTATGCAATACATGATACATTCATTATTTCCTACTCCTATTGTAAAAACTAATTTTAATAGAGAATTTACATTAGAAGAATTAGATATAGTCTTTTCAGAAAAAAAAGGCCATAGCGTTGGTAATAGTAGTTCAAATAATAGAAGGATTTTAGAAAACCCTGCTTTTATTGAAATTAAAAAATTTTCTCAAGATTGCTTAGATTTATGGGTTGATAAAATAATAGCACCTGCTTATGAAAATTCTGTAAAATTAAAAATTACGCAGTCATGGTTGAATTACACCGATAAAAAAGGACATCATCATTTACACTATCATCCAAATAGCGTTATAAGTGGCGTTATATATATACAAGCAACTGAATTTAAAGACCAAATTGAATTTCAAAATACAGATATAAACCCATGGCATGTTCATACAGAAAGAACAAATGCTTTTAATAGTAATTTATATCATGTACCTGTAAAAACAGGAGATGTTGTATTATTTCCATCTACTATTTATCATGGTGTACCTGAAGTACAAGGAGATAAAACTAGAATAAGTTTAGCTTTTAATTCTTTTTGGGTTGGAGGGATTGGATATTCCAATGATGAGACTAACTACTTAGAAATTAAAGATATATACTAGTTATTTATAATGTTCCCCACCTAACCATAACACTAAAGACTTTCTTACTCCTTTAGTAATAGGTGTAACCCTGTGCATCATATATGAAGGGAATACAACTGTAAGCCCTTTCATTTTCATTATTGATTCTGAATTTTCAGGATTTCCACCTTTAAAATATTGTAACTCCCCTCCTTCATACTCACTAGGGTCTGATAGTTGTACTACCATAGAAACTTTTCTTTTTGACATTGACCCATTTCCTATATCTTGATGCCATCCATAATGTCCTTCTTGAGTAGCATGGTATTCTGTATATTGAATATTATCTATAACTGAATATAAATCAAAATTCCAACTATTTTTATTAGCTTCAGATGCTAATTCCATTAGTTTAAAATATAACCAACCAAAACCATCATTTTTTGGAATCCATTTAACATTAGATGACCTTATTTCTTTATTAAATTTACCTTCTCCTGCAACAAGAGCTTCATGGTAAGGTAACTTTTCTACTAAACTAAAAACTTTATCTATTTCTTGTTGATTTAAACCGATTTGAAAATAGTAATAATTTACCATATCACATTCTGCGGTTTCAAAGATGGGTTGGATTTGCATGGTTATTTTTTAAATTTTATTTTTTATTTTTATGAGTATAAGTCCTCTTTTGCTTTTAATTTAATATCTAATTCTTGAAGGGCTTTTATTAGTACTCCTATACTTGAAGATATTATAATTCTGTCATGGGTAGTACCTGCAATTTCTTCAGGTGTGTCTTCTGCAATGAAACCATATTTAGTTTCTCCTTCCATTGTATCAATATCAAATTCATAACTAACAATTTTAGTTGCGTTAAGAATATTTAATGCTGATTTAGTAAAAGGTTGAATATCATATTTTAATTCTTCAGTTGATGTAGGAAAAAAGTTTGGAGAACCTATTCCTCCATTAGTACTTTTCCACTCATTTGGAGCTGTAATAAAATTAATACCACTATTGCTTCTAGCTCCTTGGCCATCATACGCTTGTGCTTGAGTTGCATAATATAATTGGTTCCAAAAACATTGATTAAATGTCATAGGAGAACCTTGATTCAAAGTTTGATTATTACTATTTGCGGGGCCTGTTGGACCTGTTGCACCTGTAGGGCCTGTAATAACTGCACCTGCGGCACCTTGACCACCTGCGGGACCTGTTGGACCTGCGGGACCTTGACCACCATTT